TTCTATCGTGGAGCGGTAGACCCGGAGACAAAGGCTATTCTCGTATGGTACGAGATAGAGGTCAAGGGAAAATGTGTGGCGAAGAGTATGGGGATTAAGTTCCTCCCGAAGCCGAAGGAGGAGGGCGGTGGTTGATATAGAGATTATCAAAAGAGACCTTCGTCAACTCCGCAAGGTAACGCACTCCATAGAAGCCTTTATGACGATGAAGGATAAGCACGAGAAGAGATTGGAATATCTCTCTGGACTTCCTCCTTCCAAAGAGGTTGACGAAGAGAAGAAGCGAATCGAGGAACTTCTCAAACGGATTGACATTCAAGGCTACATAGCGAGGGCAACCGCACTCGAAGAGAAGTATATGGCGGCTATCGATAAGTTAGACCCTCTCGATAAGAAAATAATCATTGACGGATATATCAATGGAAAGGCTTATTATAAAATCGGTTGGGATATAGGATTCTCTACGCAAGGAGTCCAAAATCGCATAACAATCATAATCAAAAAAATCGCTTCTTTATTATAAATTCAATAGCAACCTACTCCGAAACTCTATTGCCCGGAGTAGGTTTTTTTATGGGATAATGTATCGTGAGGAGGAGAAAGGGGTAATTAAGGCTTGCTCCCTTTGCCGAGAACGCTCTATCAACGGAGAGCGAACTTGCCTCCTCAATATAGCGGAGTAGAGAAGAAGTATCTCGCTTGTCTCATACACAAGAGGTCGGCGGTGCGAATCCGTCCTCCGCAACCATAGAGGAGTAGCCAAGCGGTAAGGCAAGAGACTTTGACTCTCTTATGCGAATGTTCGATTCATTCCTCCTCTGCCAAGGATTATGGAGGTAGAGATGACGAGATTCCCCCGTATAAACTTGATAATCTCTATCTCCGTGATAATCCTCTTAATGATTTTATAAGGAGATTTGCTATGAGCGAAATCAAAGAGTTGGATTTGAGAATCCAAAGAGAGGACAATCTCAATGTGGTGGAGTATGAAGATACTCCCGGACCGGGCAACGGAAGGCACACCTACGAGGTCAAGAGAGCCGATACCGGCGAAAGCCTTGCGAAGATTCAGTTCCAATGCGGAGCGAGAAAAGAAGAGGGAAGCACTCCCGGCGTTTTGGAGGGCGATTTGCTTGAAATCGTAAGACACCGCCTTCAATGCTTCCAGAAGGGGGAGTTCGCAACGAGAGAGAACGCTTGCGCCCTCACGCATATCGAGGAAGCCCTTATGTGGCTTAACAAACGCAAAGAGGACAGAAAGGCGAGAAATGTCCTCGGCACAAATAAGCAATAAAATCGAGAGGGGCGGAAAAGCCTCTCTATATGGGGTGGTAGCCTAATGGTAGGGCTTGTAGACTCGAAGGTGTATATTCTACCGAAACGACCTTGATGAATGTTCGACTCATTCCCACTCCACCAAAACCCATAAGAATCCGCTATAAGCCTTCGCTCCCATAGAAGAGAGAGAAAGGGAGACGAAGAGGCGGTTGTGAAAAACTTCGGAGAGTTGATAAGTAGCGTAAAAAGGTTGTAATTCTCCCTTATAAGACTTTTCAAGGAGGTGAGCGAATGGCGAAAGGTCAAAAATACAACGATGACATAAGAGAGAAGGCTATCGCTCTCCTCACGGTCAATAATAGTGTCTCCTTTGTGGCGAGAGAGTTAGGACTCCCTCGCTCTACTGTTAAGAGTTGGAAGGAAGCCTTCGATAAGGAAGCGGAGGAGAGTGGCGAAGATAATATCGCCAAACTTCGCCAAAAAAAGAAAGAGGACTTCATCAATGACGCTTGGAGACTCATCGACCTCTCCAAAAGCGTCCTCGAAAAGAGACTCACGAGGGCGAAGGATAACGAGGAAGCCCTTGATGAACTCGTGGAGGAAATTTGTCAATTAGACTACAAGACCCTTACGAGCCAACAAAGGCAAGCCCTTTATATGAAACTCGCCAAGATTAAGGTGGAGGACGTCAAGAGTCTCGCAACCGTCCTCGGAACGCTCTACGACAAACAAGCCCTCGCCAACAAAGAGGCTACGGCGATTGTGGAAGGGTCTATCACCGTGAAGAAGTTTGAGGATTTCTAATGTTGACGGTATCGGATATAATCGCAAAGCGGAAGCGGATATGGGAAGAGAGGCACGATATAGACTATGACCGGGAACTCGTGAGAGCCTCGGCTATTCGGATTCTATCGGACAATAGCCTTGTGAAAGAGGTACAAGCGAAACCCTATCTTCTCATCGAGGTTGCCTTCTACATAGTCGATAAGAAGAAAAAGACCGTTCCTTTCTTCCTTAACGAAGTACAAAGAGACTTCATCTCCAAGTTTGAGGAATGGGGAACGAAGAAGCCCTACTTCATCTTGAAGGGAAGGCAACAAGGCTTCACAAGCCTCATCACGGCAATGCAACTCGCCTTTGCGATAGTGCAAAAGAACTTCTCTGGCTTCACACTTGCCGATAGCGGAGACAATACGAGGGCGATATTCAACGACAAGGCGAGGGTGGTATATAACCGCCTCCCGGAAGAGTTAAAGCCCACGGAGAAGTTCAACTCGGTCAACGAACTCTTCTTCGATAAACTCAATTCATCGTGGCGTATCGCAACCGCTTCCGACCAAGTAGGACGCTCACGCACCTTGAACTTCGTCCACTTCTCCGAGGTAGCCTTTTATGAGTGTAGTCTTGCCAACCTCCAAAAGTCAATAGGCGAGGCAATGACCGAGGACGCCTTCCGGGTGTACGAGACAACGGCAAACGGCTTCAACGAAGCGAAAGACCTTTGGGATTCCGAATCGTGCAACAACCTCTTCTATGAGTGGTGGAGGACTTCGGAATATCGAAGCACCGAATATCAATACCTCGAAACGAAAGACCCTTGGCTTTTGGAGAGGATAGAGGTATTAAAGGCGAAGGGGCTTGATAAGGAACAAATCACTTGGTATTGCAAGAAGTATGACTCCTATCTCGATAAGAACACTATCAAGCAAGAATATCCTATAACGCCCACGGAAGCCTTTGTTTCGTCCGGTGATTGTGTCTTTGACAAGGAGGCACTCAACAACCAATTAGCGAGAGTAAGCACCTTGCAAGCCGTTAAGAAAGGCTATTTCAAGTATGACAAGGTAGCAACTCCGATACAAGATTCCAAGGGTGATATAGTCGATACCGAATGGCACTTGAAGAATGTAGAGTTCGTAGAGAGCCGAGACGGATATATCACGATTCACGAAGAGCCGAGGGTCAAAAAGAATGGCGAAGGAGTGATTGTCTCCAAATGCCCTTATGTCCTCGGAGGCGATACCGCTGGGAGTGGAGAGGACTACTACACGGGCAAGGCAATCGACAACACCAACGGAAAGACCGTTGCAACTCTTCGGAAGCAACTCATAGACGAGGACTTGTACGCTGAACAAATGATTTGCCTCGCTATGTACTACAACAACGCACTCATCGGTATAGAGACGAATTATAGCCGATACCCGACAAGGGTGATTCAAAAATTCGGCTACACGAATCTCTATATGCGTGAGAGGGTGGATAAAATCTCCGACAAGGTTGAGACCGTTCCGGGATTTGAGACCACCAAAAAAACCAAGCCTATTATCATCGGAGAACTTGTCCTCCTTATGAGACAAGACCCTACGATTGAGGTAGACGTTGAGACGCTTAAAGAGATGACTACCTTCGTCAAGAAAGAGAATGGCAAAATGGAAGCCATTGAGGGCACTCACGATGACTTGGTAATGGCGAAGGCTATTGCACACTTTATCTCCTCGCAACAATCTAACCTATGGATTGAAGCGGAAGTGGAGGAAGATGACTTCATCGAAGAGAACTTCACGAGCGAGAGCGATGAAGGGAATGGATTTATGAATTGGGAGGACTTCTAATGTTCGGATTTAAGAAACGAATGAAAGCACTTGAAGAGAAGTGCGCCGCCTTTGAAAAGGAAATAAGCGAACTCAAAGATTGCGTAAAGGACTTGAAAACCATATCGGCAAGGACTTCGCAAGAGGACGCACCGGTCTCTCCCTCTCAAATTCTCGATGAGTGGCTAAACGGAGCAAAGGAGGAAGAGAATGGCTAATCCAAACACACAAGCAACCGAAGCGAGGGGAAGCGTTTCGGAGGTTACGGCTCTTTGGGAAGATTATGAGAACGGATTGACCTATCAGCAAAGTAGCGGTCTCGCCAAAAACCTTCCGACCTTCGTCAACTTCTACGAAGGAAAGCAATGGGCAGCGCCCACGAAGAATACCAAAAATCTTCCTCGCCCGGTAGTCAATATTATCAAAATGATTTGCCGGAACAAGAAGAGTGCAATCCTCGCTACGCCCGTCAAAATCATCTACAAAGCCGAAGATGAAATGGCAGACGTGGAGAAGTTCAACAACTTCGCCGCCTATATCCAAAAGGAAATCGGGCAAGAAGCCCTCGATAAGAAGGCGATTGATGACGGAGTAAAGAAAGGCTCGTACTTCTATCACTACTATTGGGATTCCGAGGCGAAAGGCAAGAACGGAATCAAGGAAGGCGGTTTGAGGTGCGAGATTATCGACCCACTCAATATCTTCTTCTCGAATCCTACTGAACTCGATGAGCAAAAACAAAAGTGGATTCTCATTGCCTCTCGTGAGGACGTGGAGAGCGTGAGGGCAAAATGCGACAAGG